CTAATCATGCGCCCGCACTTCGACGCGCAAGCCATTCAGGAGTGCCTCGCAAAGGGACCGAACTACGAGGACAAGTACTACGAAGACACGATCCGTGAAGACGAAACGGAGCCGTACGTAGCCGAGAACCGCTTTGAAGTTCTCGAATACTGGGGCGTCTTGGATGCCAAGTTTGCTGATGAGGTGGGCATGGAAGAGGCCCGCGACATGTCCGAGTTCGACCAGATACAGGTCAACGTCTGGGTGTGTGGCAACATGGTTCTTCGCTGTGTCGTCAACCCGTTCACTCCGGCACGCATTCCGTACCAAGCGTTTCCGTTCGAGATCAATCCGTATCAGATTTGGGGTGTGGGCGTTGCGGAGAACATGGAAGACGCACAGATGCTGATGAACGGCCACGTGCGTATGGCAATCGACAACCTCGCCCTCGCCGGTAACTTGGTCTTCGATGTGGACGAAGCGTCACTGGTGCCCGGACAGAACATGGATATCTTCCCCGGTAAGATATTCCGTCGTCAGTCAGGCGTCACGGGTACGGCCATCAACGGTCTCAAGTTCCCGAACACGGCACCCGAAAACA